GCCATACAATATATTCCTTCTGTACCGAACAAATCACCTACACCAGTCGGGGCAGTACCTGTAATTCTAAAACGATTAGGTCTAAAACCACCTTGGAAATTATTAATGAATGTGGAAATTGCGTGAATGTTTGACATTAGAATTCTCCTATGTGTTTATATTTATTATAGTTCCACATCAGTATTTACATTGGTAATGATAATTCTTACGAAGTTAATAGACTTAGTTGGCTTAATAAAGATGTCGGCAACAAATTGATTTGCATCAACTACAATGCCTGGGTTATTTGTTTCGTCACAAACTACTTTATATTCAACCAACCCTCTTCCCTCAAGAATTGTTTGTAAGAATCCATTTGCAGCATTTCTAAACTGCGAACGAGTGGTTTCATCGTTTACTTCAAATAGAACTCCTCTTGCGGCATTTCCAAGAATTCTCTTGATATAATTAATCAATCGAACAACATTTACTCTAGTCAAAGTAGATGTATCATCAGATTCTTTGGTTTTATCGCCAAATAGGAATGTTCCTTCTCCGGGAACTCCTATTACTGGGTTTACATCAAGTGCATATAGGTTATCTTGTTCTGTGTTGTTTGGGTTTTTCTTAAGTCTAACGACATTTAGGATTCTTCCTCTAGTTGTGCCTGCGGGAGAGAACCAAGGCTGAGTTACCCTATCGGTTCTTGCAAAACAACCAGCGACATCAGACGCAAGTGGAACATCTACGAAGTTAGTTGCAACAGTTTGATTAGAAAGACCCAACATAACTTTTTCACCACCGACTACGAATGATCTTTCACTTGCGGTTGGATCTGGATAAAGAGTTGGAGTAGATGGAACGGTTCCACCAGTATATCCCTCGTATGTTACTCCAACTATAGCGATAATATCTTCTCGTTGATCTCGCACTAGTTCAACTTTAGTTAACTGTGTTTGAGTCAAAGAACTGGTGAAAATGGTATCTAATGGAATGGTAGAATCATAAAATGTAGTTTCATCCTCTGCAATTCTTAGAATTCCACCATAACTCAGATAATTATATGCGGAGTACCAATCGGTTTTCCAATCTCCGGTTGGACCAGAGCCAGTTACCCCACCATAGGTTGTGCCATTTAATAAAGTTACCCACTCACCCAACGAAGAGAGCGTCATATAGTTGTTGTCTTTGTCCAAAGTGGTTCCAAAGAGTTCAACTAAACTTGGGGTGGTTAAACTTAGCATTCCTGATGCATGTGGGCTGCCGCCTTCTGAACCCGGAACAATGAAGGAATTGTCTACAACGGTAACTGTTACATTTGGTCGTGCCATTTTAATCTCCTAGAGATGCCTTACTGGTTTTATTTATGAAAACCAATGTTTTGGGGGTTCCTGTGTCCAATAATCATTTCCATCGGAAAATGATTTAAGATCGTCTTCCTCGTAGGAAGAAATAAAACCAAATGGAGATAAATCGTCTTCTAATTGTTTAATTTCGTTCTTAAATAATGCCAATCTGGTGTCTAAATTGGTAATTTCTTTAAAATATGGCTGTCTGGTTAACCAAGAAAACAGAACCAAAGACATTACCAAGTCATCTGTATGACCATCTTCAGCAGAATAACTTTGTGCTTTGCTAACAAAAGACATTAATTCTGTCAAAATATCGTAGTCTTCAAGGATCAATTTATCTTGTTCTATTAGGTTTTTAAGAACAGAACACCCGATTCTTTTTACTTGACTGGTTGTTCGGACACCAAAAACACTCTCGCCCTTTCCAAACCCACCCGAAACAACTTGCCCTTTTCTACCTTTCATGCTTGTCATTAGAATATGTTCATACTCTAATTCGCTATGAAGAATATCTGCAACTTGACCACCAATATCATTTATTTCTACAAAGACATATGCTTTGTTATATTTGTAACCTACTTTTTCTATCACTGTGGGAAATAACATAGGTGATATAAGATTGTTTCTGAACTTACATACCATTTTATACGGAGAAGATGTCGCATCAATTACAGTGAAAGCACTATAATCCTTTCCTTGTCCTCTCGCTGTATCTACGGTTATGAAATACAAATGATCTTCTTTTGGCTCTTCATAGACAGTTAAACCTTCTTTTGTTACTAATATTGGTTCTGCCCATGTCATTGCATTTAATTTTGCGGTAGATATTAGAGTATTAGAAGAACCAAGAAAATTACATTCAAACTCGGATTCGAACTGCTTTTCCGATGTCTGTTTGATCATTTCCTCTTTCCACTTTTGATCTCTAAGTCTTCCTCCTGCTGTAATAGGAACTTGAGACCAGTGAACTTCTATGGGAACATATTCATTCTTTGTGGGATCTCCGGCCTTTCTTGTTGCACCTTTCCACAACTTGTAAAACATATTTAAGCCATTTGGTGTTGAAATAATCAATACCTTTGTGCTTACACCTGATGTAATTGTAGGAAACACGGAACTAAAGAATTCTTCTGCAATGTTTTGCGGGACGAACGCAAATTCGTCAAGAAACAACATGTTAAAAGATCCACCACGAACCGCAGATGCAGAGGTAGATGATGCTAGGATCTTCGATCCATTTTCTAATTGAATAGAACCTTTATTCCATTCAAGGATTCCTTGCTGAATCCACTTTGGCAAATATTCGTATGCCAACTTTAATCTAGAAAGCATCTCTCTTGCGGTTGATTGTTTATTTGCAAGTATTGCAACACTCATATTTTGATTGAACAAAATATAGTGAAGAATATAACCAATTACTGTTGTAGACTTTCCAGACTGTCTTGGTAGTTTTGCAATGATATATCGATTATCATGGAATTGTTTTACCATTTCTTCCTGATAATCATACAGTTCAAAAGGAACAAGACCTTTATCTAGAGTTACAATCTTTATGTAATTTTTAATAAAGTAGACAGGATCGTTAGCACATTTTACATACTCTTCGACCTGTTCTTTTGTGAATTCAATTTTTACACCGGGACCCTTTAGGTTTGGGTTTCCCAGATAACTTTTATCCTGTGGCTTCCCCATCGTTTAATGCTTTCTTTCTACTTCGGTCTTTATTTACAAGATCCTGAAGATCACTTGTTGAACCAACATAAATTGCATTTGTGGTATTGTTTTTTACTGTAATGTTTTCTTTTTGAGCATCTTTTTTCTGCTGATGTAGATCCATAAGATCTTTATTCATCTCTGCTAATTGTTTAGCAAATGTAGAAACAACTTCAAATCCTCTAGGTGAATCTAGGCTTTCAGCAAGAGAAATAGCATTTTCTAAACTTGCCATTCCCTTTTCGATCAACTGTTTCATATTGGTTCTAGCATATTCAAAATCAGATTCTATTTTTTTATCTTGTGCTTCTTCTGATTTTGTTTTTTGAACCAATATTTGCTTGGGTTCTGATGATTTGAACTCAACACCCAAACTTTGTGAAATTGAATCAAACACTGGGGGGATTTCTTCATTCATAAATCTTCATCCTCAAATACATTAACAGATGCTTCTTTGATTATTCCAGAACCACCTTCTAGTATTTTTCCAAATATGTGTGCTTTGGCTACAAAATTCAAAGTACTCGTTACCATTCTTCTTGATAACAAATCACCATCATATGTGTCAGTCGAACGAACACTAGTTAGAACAATTGGAACATCAACATGCGTATCGAGATTGTTCATTTTTAAGGTAACTATGAACTCTGGAGAAAAATAAGGCAATATTTGTTCGACTATTTGTAGATTGTCTTCTACATTTCTCGTATAAACACCAACTTCAAATTGAACATTGTATGGAACTTCAGTGAACCCTCTATAGGTTTTATTCTGTTCTCCGGTTCCTGTTGATTTCATTTTTTTGTTTATTTTGTTTATTTTTCTTGATGGATCATAAACCATGTCTGTCATTGAAAATGACATTTTTGGAAGATATGTTTCCAATTTTACATTACTTGAAATCGAACTTGCTTCGTTTAGTCTTCTAATAAATTTTTCTTTACTAGAATATGTCAATGGAACTCTGCTTCTTTCCATTGCGCCAGTTGGTGTTCTTTTTTCTATGTAAATTTCATCAAATAACCCACCAAAGGCAAGGGTTAATTTTCTTAATGTTTCGTTGTAGAAATAATCAAACATTAGTAATTACCCTCTGAGAATGGATCTACATCAGTGAAATCATATATTCCAGTCAAGTTTCTATCGATTTCTATAATATCGTTATCTCCCAGTGTTTTGTTAGTTGCTGGAGATATTGGAATTACAATATTTGTTCCAGTTATACCAGACACATAATATTCTGTTCCGGAACGAGTTCCTTTTATTGTTTGTAGACCATAAGCAAAAGATCCACTTATTCCGATTACCTCTAGTGTTTTTTCTTCTAGATTGTGTCGAATTAAAGATGCCTCTGCTGTTGCGTTTTCGTATGAACCATTGGTGACTCCTAAAACTTGGAATAGAATTTCTCCATCGAAATATCTTCCTCCATCACTGACTCTATTTCCCAATGTCATTTGATATGTGCTTGTCTTTATTTCATCTTCGACTGCATCTATATCAGTATTACCAGTTTCAAATTCATCACCATTGATTGTGGTGAGTTCACATATCAACAAGTATGTGTATAGTTTTCCTGCTTGGTAAAATGGATTTTCGTGTTCTACAAAGTTAATTTCAAATAAAGCCTTTGTTAATGGAAAAAAGATTAGATCTCCCTCGCGCGGACGAGTTATGCCATATCTTTCTGATATTTCAGAATCAAACCTTTTCCTAGAAACTATTAGGTTAACTTTATCTCTTACTTCTAAACCAAACTTTGAGATTATGTCTCCCTCTCCCTCAAATCCAGCAACAGAAGCAATATACATTTCAATTGGAAAAACTTTAGTATATTTGTAATTTGCTTCTCCGAATTCTGCAATACCGTTATATTGCTCTCTCGGAATATAGAACATTTCCCTACCCATCGTTTTTATGATCTCAATAGAGAGATCTTCGATGATATTCTGTTCTCCAGAGTAATCTTTGAAGTAGGGATTTTTAGCCATTTTCAACCCATCATGAAGTTAATTGGTAGTTCGTATTCCAATTGAACTTGTGTTTCGATTAATTGTATTTCCTGCATTGCCTCTTGAACTATTTCTGGACCACGAAGAGTTACACCACCGGGAAGTTGAACACCACCAAATTTAGACATGTTCATTCCCCATTGTCTCTTTATCAAAGCGGTGACATATTTCTTCAATAAACGATCATTGTATATTTCTGTGAACTTTTCAGGATCAAGAGAAACATATGCTTCTATGACTATATTCTTGGTACTAGCAAGTTCTTCTCTCCAATTCATTTCAATATGGAGTTTATTTGTTACCTTACTGAAACGAACTGTCTTTTCTGGTTGAAAGAGATCTTGAATCATATTGATA